TTATCTTCTAATTCTGTTTTTGCGCCAACAAACGCTGCCATTTGACTTGCTACTCTTGTCAAGTCTCCTGTATTTTGTACAGTCTTTTTAATAATAGCAAAAGCAGCGTTGGCTGCAGCAAGTTCCACTAGCATGGTGGGCCTCTTTTACTTTCTACTCTAACATTTTGAGTGCTTGCTCAAGGGTTTCTTTATTTCGACGTGTCCAACCTTTTCCAAAAGTTTCAAAAGTCTTTAAACTTTCATAAAATTTTTGTCTTTGCTTGTTAATGCTTTTAATTACTTCTTTGGGTTCAGCAGCATTAACTGCCTTAAGAGTTTGAGGTCCAACACCACCGTCAACAGTAGCCTTGATACTTTTTTGCATTGCTTTTACTGGTCGCGACATTCCAGAGTTTACACCCCAGTCAAAAACAGCCCAATCAAGGCCGCTTGGGAGGTCATCACATTTAGCTTTGTCCCAGTAATTCTTTTTGTAAATTGGTGCAACATCTTCGTATGTCAGCGCCATCATTTGAGCCTTTGAGCTGCTCTTGCCAATATGTGAATCATATACGGCCTTAGTCACCCCTAAGTTTGTCATACCTCCGGGATCTTTGGGATGATTTACAAAACCCCCTTCGTGTGATAACAACATGTCTAAACAAACTTTAAAATTATCTTTCATTCTCTATCCTACTTTTTTCCAAAAAACTTACTTACCGAACGCATACCAATAGATGCACTCACTATACCACCTAAGGCAATCTGATACCACTGAGGCATTATCTCTAGTGAGGCAAACCCTGCTGCTACAATGTCATTCCCCCATTCACCACAAAAAGCTAGGATAAGCGGAATACTAAACAAGAGTGTAATCCATTCGTCTTTCCAGCTGTTTTCTGTAGCCCTCATAGCCTCAAGATCCCAATCAAGCTCTCCGGTAAGCTGCTTCTTTTTTATTTCAGCTTCGGTAAGTTTAATCTGAGTCTTTCCGTCAATAATGCTTGTAGCTAGACCTGTGAGGCTACCTATTAGTGCGCCTATCATGTTTCATGTCCTAACCATACAGCAAAAGCACCTGTCATAGCGCCCGTTACGGTTGCAGTTAAAGCGGTTGCTTGTGAGGTCATGGCTTCAGGAGGAAGATCCATAAACCAATAAAGCACTGTTACGTACATAAAAGTCATTGCCAACATCATTAGTCGTGGCAAGATCTTCCACTGAAGAAGTCTTTCCATAGTTACTGCCATAAGGTTTCCTTTTGTTTAAGTTAAAGATGCTCTATAAACGTCTAAAATTTCATTTTTTAATTGATGATCTTCCATCGCCATGCCACCTTCGATTGTAAGCTCTATTGTGTCTATAAGTTTTTTAAAAGTTGACAATTCTTGCCATATCGAAGCCCTTACTAAAACTATGTTACCGATAGGTTTAAACATTTTAGATGTTATTTCGCAATCATAATTAATTTCTTGTGTCATATTGTAAATTTCCCAAAATAAACTGTAAAATACGCGCCCCACTTGCTAAAAAAACTTTCAGAAGAAGTAACAAAAACATCTGCTGCTGGAGTACTCGAAGTATTGGTTCTGTTTTCACAAGTCCCAAAAGAAACTTCTTGTTGATCAGACTCCCAACCATTTGAAGAGTGAGTCCAGTCCGCATAAATTGAACCGCCCTGATTAGCTGTAGCCGCTTGATATCGAAGAGTAAGCGTTCTTGTAAACCACTGTTCTCCGTTAGCAGTAAAAGCTGTTTCGAGAAGAGTAGTTCCTGACAGGTTAACCGCGCCTGAGTAGGCAGTGCTAACTGTATTATTTGCTACTGTAACTACTTGAGGGGGTAGAGTAGTATTTATAACCCCATAGTCAGACTGAAAAGGTCTATCAGCGATTCCGTACTGAACAAGTTGACCGTTGTAATCACTCAGTCTTCTCAAACCGCCGTTTATAAGAACAAAGTCAGCGTCTACACCTACTTGATCAATCGCTGCAATAAACTTGACAGAGGTAGTCTCATGGGGGAGAGCAGCTCTAGACCAAGAAGTTCCCTCAACACTTACAGAGTTGTTAGGATGATACCCATTAAAATCTGTAAAGGGGCAGTTTACCAAAGTAGTTGTTCCAGAAGGTATGCCTGTAAAGTAAATATGACTATTAGGAATATTAAACTCATGCCCATAGGCAGTAGCATCACTTAACCCTACAGTGCCGTGTGATATAATATGTGGCATAGGGGTGTCAGTGTTAAAAATTACATCATTACTAGAATTTTTTATAACTAGGTTATTGTTGCTTAGCTCAAAACTCATATTTTTATCCCAACACTGTTTCCGCTACTTGCCCAGTTTGCTACAGTAGTACCTTGCGCCGAAGTTGAACCTCCAAAAGAGCCTTCGTAAAGAGGATTAGTTGGAAATACTGAAGATATCAGAGTAGTGTTATAAGGATTGGTGTCGGGAAAATGATAGACATAGTTAGTTCCCCCTGCCTGAGCGTTATTATGCCGATATCCCCACTGAGGGCTTGGCATAGTGGGGTTATAGATTACTTCCCCGCTTGGAGCAACAACCTTTAGTTTTCCTCTTTGAACATCTGCTGTTTTTGCCTTACTAAAGTAAAAGTCAGGGTTAGTGTCTTCTCGCCTTATATACTTTTTGTCTGTGTCTAATCTCCCTGCACCTGCTGTAAAGTTTGTGGAAGTTATTTTTAAGGTGTTATCCGCAGAAACATTACTATTGCTAACAATGTCAAACATATAAACAGTGTAGGTTTTGTTTACTGCGGGAAGAGAGTCTGAGTGAGTAACATAAGTTTCTCTGATTTTAATAGAGCTACCGTCATTGTAAGCCCCTACTGCTCTAACGCTTGCTCCTGAACTTTGAATAGGAAGCCCCTGCATAAGTTGATTGCTATTTTCTTGAACAATAAAAGGGGTGTCAAGAGTGCCTGAATGACTCATTAAAGTATATTCTTGAGTACCCTTCAATATAGCATAAGAAGCCCCTGAGTGTTTGCTCTGAGAAGCGGAAGCTGCAGTTCTAACAGGGTGAGAAACAATCTTTGTAGTTGCTGTTTGAGTGCTACCTAAGTAATTTAAATCAGAGTGAAAATAAAGAGAATTTAATTTTTGTGAAAAAGTAAGAGCATTTGAAGTCCCTACAGGATCATCTGCTGCAAGCTTATAATTATCAATATAACTCTCATCCCCCTCATAAATAACACAACTAACTTTTTCAATAGACGCAGAAAGAACATCCCCTACGTTAACAGTAGTGTTCCAAATAATATACATGTCTGTTGGATTATATAACAACATAAAATAATGATATGCAGCGGGGTTGTCTGAAGAGCTTACTAATGTTTGTCCGTTTAATACTACTGTCCAAGCATCTTCGGGGAACACAGGAAGCGGCCCTACAAACTGGGTGTTAGATGCGGCAAGAGTGCCAGACGCTACTACCTTTGTTACAGGGCCAGACCAGAAAGTTTTAGACATGTTTGCTCCTAACGTAGTTGAGTATCCAGTGAGACCAGTCTTCTAGGTCTTCTATACAACTAATTCTCCCTGAGTAATGGTGTAAAAACTTACTATCACCGAGGTATATTCCGCAGTGATTTGGATTTTTATTTTCAAAAGAATACTTTCCAACCCCAAAGAAAATAGCATCTCCTTTTTGAGGATTAACTGTCATTTCCCAGTTATTATCTAGTTCTTCATTACCATTAAAACTTGTTGCGGACCATCCATTTTTGAGTTCTTGTAACTCAGCAGTCATCGGCGGCGGCGAAAAGTTGTAGTTAGCCTTGTAGTAATCTTGAGCAAGCTTATAACAGTCCCAAGATCTAGGGTTATAAGGTCTTCCCTCTAAAGGAGCTATACTCCTCCAAGATTCAGGGACTATTAAAGCATGTTTTCCACTAGGCCACTCCACATAAAAAACAGGGTTATCTACGTCTTCATCTTCGACTAAAGAAAGGTCTTCGCAAGTTTTTATACTTGCATAAGAGTTTTCAGAAGACTCAGAAAAGGATAGCTTTCCCTTTGTTACAGTAGAGTAATACACATTGTCTTTTGAAGTGTTCCTCCAAAAATCAGAGGCAGTCATTAGTAAAGATAATTCTGATACCATTATTTTCATTTGTTTATACCACTATTAATATTTCTTTATTTGTTAAATCTATTTTAAACTTACCGTCAGCACTTTCAAGCTTTCCTGCTGTTAAAGTTCCCATATTAGCAGTTACGGCAGAGAGGTTAGTTACATTGAGTTTATCCGAAGTAACTGTCCCAGCAACCATTAAGTCTCCATCAATAAAATCTGCTTGAGTAACCCAAGAAGAACCATTGTAAATATAAGCAATTGCAATATCTGTACACTTGATTATAAACCTATCTGAGTCTACTACCGTGAGAGAAGTTGCTGTTGTAAACGCTGCATTAAGTCTTGTCTGTTGTTGAAGACTTGCCCCTGAAGTATAATAACTAGAAGCGTTTGTTGTATCAATATATCTCCACCACCCTGGACCCCTTGTCCCAGCAGTGCCTAGTGGTACAAAGGTTAACCCATTTACTGGAAGGCTAGGGGAAGAAACCGAAGAGAAAAAATTCACATGGGTTTTTCCTATAGGGCTAAAAGACTGATTCCCTCCTGAAGTACTATCTGCATAAATAGGGAAAGTACTGTTTCCTGAAGTCCCGTCTGAGCCTACAAATTTATGGAAGGCTACTCCCGCTCTGAGGGGTAGAGTCGGTTGAGCACCCGTGTGAGAGTAGTACGCTACAAACTCTTGAGTAGAAAAAGTATAAGATTGAGTGTTAGTAGCCGCATTAGCGGTGTTTGCATAGATTATTTCAACAGTCCCATTAGTTAGTAACTGCAAGGTCTGCTGCAAAGTCACCCTGTTAGAAAGCCTATTATTTATAGACCGCGCTCTTACCGAAAAGATATAAGTTCCCGTTTTCATTCCAAGAATGTCAAACGTTGTATTCACTGTTGTGCCTACTTGTTGGTACTGATTATCATTTTCCGTAGAAAGTTTTGCTTCAACAACGTAATCCGTTGCAGAGATATCATCCGAGGCTGTCCAAGTTAACTTCCCTGCAGAGCTGCCATAAAGTTGATTTGAAGAAGATGAAAAAGAAAGTGATGTTACTGGAGCTACCGAAAAATCAATTTCAGGAATTATTGAGTAAGATACATCGTCTAGTACATTCCAAGCTAAAAACCCTGAATGAAAATGATAGCATTTAACTTTTACTGAAAAATCATCATTAATTCTAATTGATTCAACTTTAAAATGATATCCTGTTTCATTAGCTTGACCTCTGTTCTGAATTAAACCTGCAGCATCAGACTTAATATAAATAATGTCTCCTGGCTCTACTGTCATTGCTTTTCTAGTAAGTGTAATATCAACTGTAAAGATGCCTCTTGATTTTCTTACTTGCTGTTCAGCGTAAGCCTGTGCATGATATTTGTTGGTAATACCGTCTGGAGAAAAACTCTTAGTCAAAGGATTATTATTATCTTCAGCTAAAAAGGTAGCGTAAGGAGTGTTAGCCACTGATGATGTTGGCGGCCAAGTTATAGAATCCATATCAAAGTTTTCGGATTCATTAGGAAATTGAACGGTAGCTTGAGTGAATCTTTCTTGAGCAGTAGGCCATACAATAGTCACTTCTTCTCGAACAATATCGTCGTCTCCAAAAGAATGATTACTGTTAACTAATGCTGATACAGCGGCTTCATCTACAGGGTATTCTAAAGATAGCTTGTATTTGCCATCAGGTGTCCATACAAGACTTGTCATTCCCATAGTAGACAGAATTCTCTCAATGTTATCTCTAATAGTTTCGGAAGTGTCCAGAGTCATATTACATTCATAAAGACG